GTCTGTAAACACAGATACTACAGAACTCAGTTTCGCGGTAGAGACGTCTGTTCCAGGTGTTGTTGCTGCTGCTGCTGAGTGGACTCAATTACAACCAAATGATATTGGGTCTTTTGGTTCAACAATTACTTCTGAAGCAAGGGATTTTATTTCTAGTGACAGAATGGGTAGGAAAGGTGCCATTGTGGATCTTGATTCCGAGGTAGCGTTTGATTCGGATTTGACTATCTCTGCATTCTCAAATTTTATTGATGGTTTTTTATTTTCTGTGTGGAAAACACAAGTTAGTGCAATTCCACTTACAGTAACTACCGACAACACTTATACCCATGCTGTTGGCACAGCACTTACAGGGGGATCTCTAATTTTTGCAAGAGATAATGGTGATGCAACGAATGATGGGTTAAAGGTTGTTGATGCAACAGGATGTACTACTGAGATTACTAAAGTAGTAGAAACTCTTGTTGCAGAAGCATCAAGTCCAACAAATGCTAAAATAGAGCTTTGTGGGTTCCAAGGTGCTGCTGGAGATATTTCAATTGATGGTGATTACAACCTTGTATCCTCTGTTTATGATTTCACTACAAGTGATGTTAAATTTTATGTAGGTCAAATGATTTATATTGGCGGTGGAACCCCTACAACAAGTTTTGCTGTGGCAGATGATGGGGTTGCAAGAATTACAGCAATTGCAGCAAAAAAATTAACACTTGATAAAGTACCAAGTGGGTGGAAGGATGATGATGCTGGTGCAGCAAAAACTATTCAGATTTTTACTGGTGCTTGGATTAGAAATGTTGCCAGAACTCATTTAACTGATTGGTCAAACAAGACATATCAATTTGAAATTTCATATTTGGGTGTTGATACAATTGATGAAGGTTTCGAGTATGCTATAGGGAATCAAGCAAATACTCTTGGTCTCTCTATGCCATTAACATCTAAATCTACCGTTTCATGGGGTTTTGTAGGTCTTGATCAAGAAGATGGTGTTGGTACTGTTAAGGCTGGAGAACATATCGAAAGTTATGATACTGATGCCTATAATACAAGTTCTGATTTTGTGAGAATTTCTCTTGCTAAAAGTGATGGTACACCTCTTGCAGCATATTTTAAAGATTTGACTATTAATATTGCTAATAATGTTACCCCTGAAAAAGTGCTTGGCAGGCTTGGTGCTTTGCAAATGAATATTGGTAAGCTTGATATTACAGGGTCTACAGAAATTTTATTTAACAGTTTTGATGTAATTAATGCTGTTAGAGATAATGAAACTGTATCACTTGATTGGGGCCTTACAAATGATGAAGGGGCATTACATTTTGATATCCCAGCTATGACTCTTGGTAGTGGACAGAAAAGTTTTCCAAGAGGTGAGACTGTTAAGGTTTCGATAGATGGTACAGCGTTTAAGGATGACTTTTTTGGGTATGTAATGAGTGTAACTCGGTTTGCTTATATACCTGCATAACTTAATAATCCCCAACATACTATTTTGAGGGATTAAAGAACAATTGTTGGGGTTGTTCTCCCTCATTACTTTATGAGACAAAAATGTCTCCTCAATCTTAAAGGAATAAAAAATGTCAAAAGATATTTATGAAATGTACAAAACTGAAGATGAAATGGAAGTTAAGGGTACTTGGAAAGAACTTGGGAGTACAAGAGTAAAAATTGCACGAACGGGAGCAAAGAACACTCTTTATAGCAAAGTGTTTAAGAAGGTTACCAAGAAATATGAAAAAGTTTCGTTTGAAGATTTGCCAGAAGAAGAACTAAACGCAGTTCTTATGGAAATATTTGCAAAAGCCATCATTAAAGCATGGGAAATCAAAGATGAAAAGACAGGAGAATGGGTTTCTGGCATGATTTTGATGAGTGCTAAGGGTAAAAAAGAAGTTGTACCTACAACGTGGGAAAATTATAAAAAGTGTTTAATCCAACTCCCTGATCTCCATAAAATTTTAGATGAATTTTCAAAGAATATATCTTCATTTCAGAAAGAAATTGAGGAGAAGCAACTGGAAAACTAACTGAAACCTTGATTTACAAACTTGAACAAGGGGAGAAGTCTTGGGCAGATGAAGCTATGAAAAAGCGTGGCACTTATGTTAAGCCTAAAACTTCTCCTCCATCTTTTTGTCCTTCTTTGATGTTTATATGGAACAGTTTTTGGGAACTTTCTACTACAAGGCATGAGATGGGACCAATTCCATGGACAGCCGTAAATGAATATTGTAAGAGATGGGGCATAGATGATTCTCAAGAATTTGATGAGTTCATGTTTTTTATCAGGGGAATTGATGGGGCATTTTTGAAGTATCAAAGTGATGATATCAAAAGAAAGAGAAACGCTACTACTAATAAGGGAAATAAAAAATAATGAGTGATCTCAAAATTGGGTTAGATGTAAGTAGTGTTTCTAAAGGTACAAAAACTATAACTAAATCTTTTGATGCAGTAAAAAAATCATCTACAGAAATAGTTTCTTCTATTGATAAAATTAATAAAGCTTTAAAAGATATTGGATTAAAAGATGTTAGCTCTCTTGTCAAGTTACAAAAAGGGTTAAAAGAAGTTAATAAAGCAGAGGCAGCTTTAGAAAAGGCGGCAAAGGTTGCTGCAAAAGAACAAATAAAGCTTAACAAAGCACTTGAGAGCGAAGCAGCAAAAAAGGCTGCTCAACATATGCTGTCTATGGCTAAAGAGCAAACTTTTCTTGCTAAAGAAGCAGCGAGAGCAGCAAAAGCTCAAGCAAAGCTTAACAGAAGTGTGGCATCTAACTTTTTTAGTAAAGGTGCAAAAAGTCTTAAAAGCATGAATGCAACAACACTTTCAGCAGCAAAAGCTGCGAATAAATTAAAAGTTGCACAAGATAAACTTAACGCCAGTATGAAAAAATCTAAAAGCAGCATTGATATTGCTACAATCGCACTTGGGAATCTTGCAGCAAAAGGTCTTGCACTTGTAGCAGTACAACTTTCACAAGGTCCAATATTATTCAAAAAATATTCTGATGAGTACCTTTCGTTTACTAATAAAATTAAAGTATCGGTTGATAATCAAGAACAATTAGTAGAAGTCCAAAAACAACTTTTTGATATAGCACAAAAAACACGTACACCTCTTAGAGAGCAAGCTACTTTGTATAATAGGTTGACACTCGCTCAAAAAGACCTTGGTGCCTCACAAGAAGATATTTTAAATGTTATTGAAGGAGTAGGTTATGCTCTTGGAGTTACGAGTACGAGTGCAGTTGAATCTCGTGGAGCTTTAATCCAACTATCTCAAGCTTTTGGTCAAGGTATTGTTAGGGCTGAAGAATTTAACTCTATCATGGAGGGGGCTCCAAGGATAGCAATAGCTCTTGCTGATGGGTTTGGTGTAACAAGAGCGGCGATGAGGAGTATGGTTCTTGCTGGAAAGGTTACATCAAAACAATTTTTCGATGCATTTAGATCACAAACAATTATTTTACAAAAAGAATTTAGTAATGTTGGAGTCACACTATCTCAAGGTATACAAGTAATTGATAACTCATTCATGTTACTGATCGGCAGATTTAATGAAGCTACAGGATTAGCTACAGGAGTTGCTGAAGCTTTTGTTGATATTGGAAAAGCAATATCTGCCTCTATTCCTCTTTTTACGACTCTCGGTATTATTAGCAAAGAGACTTGGAAAGTGTTGACTTCTTTTCCAGTCGCTGTAATACAATATTTTAAAGAATTAAATGAAGAACAAGTGAAGGTCATTGATGGGCAAGAAAAACTTATTAAAAAATTTGAGGATTTAAGTGTTTTACAACAATTTAGTACTGTTTTCTATGAAGCTCTGGATGGGCTCAGTATATTTTTGAGTGCTGTAGCAGCAACTATCGGTAAGACATTCGCCCTTGTTGGTACAATGATATTTGATTTTGTAACTGTGAGCTATACAAATTTTGTATATCTTGGACAGGCATTCATAGATGCACTCAATCCATTTAAAGATGTAAAACCTGGGCTTGATAGATTAAAAGATATTAATGCTGATTATGCCACTAAAACACTCGGTATATGGACTAAATTTAATGCTGATATTGTTGCTGACACAAAAGATACTATCTCTGAACTCTCAACACTCGATCAAGGCGGCTTGACAGTACGTGATATTGAACAAAAAGATCAAACAAGTAGCAATAAACTAAAAGAAGAAATTAATACTTTATACGATGAATATTTTTCGTCTTTAGATGATATTGATAAGAAAAATGCTTCTACCCTAAAATCAATTGCTGAAGCGGAAGAAGAACTTTTTCGATCTACTGGAATCTTGACTGAAAAACTTTATAATTTGAGAATTAAAAAATTTGAGGATGAAAAGGAGGCTTGGATAGCTAAAGGTTGGTCGATAGAGGATGCTCACAGACTTTTTATCGAAAGGATTAGAAAATTAGATTTAGAAGCTTTAGCTTCAACTAAAGCAATTTTTGATGCTGAAGAGAAATCTACGAAAGCTTTATGGAGTGCAGCAGAATCTGCTTTTCAAAAG